ACTTGGTTATAAGGGGTACTTTATTCATCACTTCCCTGGCGAAATAAAAAAACAGCAAAAAACAAACAAAGCAAAGCTATCTGAAATATCTAGAAAGTTATATTCTACAAAGGCAGACATTAAAAGTGATTATTTAAAAATGGCTGATATAGTGTTTGGGAAGTGGATAAAAGGCAGAGACTCTGACAGTGCAGGAAATGTTACTTGTATCTGCTGTTCCCAGACATTTAATCTAAAAGACAAAGATTCTTCGGGAGGGAATATAATACAAACGCTGCACTTCGTTTCACGTGGAACTTATAGCCTAAGATATTCAGAAATTAATTGCCATGCAGGGTGTTGTTATTGTAACCTTCAAATGCACTTAGAGCCAGAAGGATTAGCTTATAAAAGATTTAAACAGTTTCTTATAGATGCTGTCGGGGAAGATGAAGTAGCCAATATGGAGCAGCAAAAACGAAACATAAATAAAATAACAGAATCATATTTACAACAAATTATCGAACACTATAAACTAATTAAGAAATGAAGCCAGAGATTAATTTTATTAAAAAACTAGAAGCCTTTTTTGATGACGAATTCAATGATTATACTAAAAGCAGGATTGAATTATATTTAAAAGAATTTAAACAAGATATACCTCCTATTATAATTAAAAAAGAAGTAATAATCAATAAAACATTAGAACCAAAAAACATCCAACAAGACATTAAAAGAGAAGCTGTTTATAAGGTATATGCTACTCATCAAAATCTTTATAATGATGCAAAAGAGTTATGCGAATTACATCAAATAGATATTGATGAATTTATGAACAGAAAAAATCTTAAAGCTAAAAGCGATATAGTTGATATAAGAAAAAAGTTTTGTTCAATTGCTTTTGAAAGGTATTTTTGCAACACAAATATGTTGGCTAAATTTTTTAAAGTTCATCATAGTACAATATCTTTTTATGTACATGGAAAAAAATTTAGAAGAACAATTTCCCAAACAAAAAAATTATTACACACTTAAAACAAATAAATTATGACTAAAGAAAAATTTGTAGACAACACGTACTCACTTTTAAAAGCTCTTCATCATACTAAAATTGCAATGGAATATTATGAAGACCTTGCAAAGGGATATGAGAAAGGAGCAAAAGATTTAATTATGCATTATGCAAGTAAATGTAAATGGATAATTGACAATGTCAGACACAGAATGCCAGAAGATATGGTTGCTGAAATGGATAAGGATTTAGTAGATGCTCTTTTTCTTGATGCTATTGCCGATAGCGTAATTCATTTTAATCAGCAGCAAAAAGATGACCTAGAAATGATTATAAGCATGATGTCTAAGGGTCAGCTTATAGAGATTCTTGAACCTAATAATAAAGATGTAGATGCCTAGTGTAGAATGCATTTGTATTAATGATAAAAATCGCCCAAAAGAAATACCAGCCACTAAGTGGCTGGTAGAAGGGAATAAATATAATGTGATATATACGGTAGTAGTACTTCCCCAACGACAACTAGCATTTCATCTAGAAGAGATAGAGCTCGATGATACCTGTAAGCCATACGAATACTTTCTTGCTAATCGTTTTTCTTTTACAGAAGACAACCTAGAAAAACTAATGGAGCTTATAGAAGATTGTAATCAAACAAGTTTTTCTATAGAAGAACTAATGACCCAAACAGAACTTGCTGAATTATGATATATAATCTCTAACAGCCGCTCCTAAGTCATTGTCATTAGGAAACATCTTAGCAAGCGCAGTTATCTCTTTTTTCAAATCTATTAACTTTTGAATATATAGGCTTCCATCCATTAGCTCTTCTTGTAAATGTTTTAAATAATCATCAACATTGTTTTGATGCAAATATGTACCATATTTAATTGCTCCTATCTCGCTTCTTTGTTTGTACTTTTCAATTACTTGCTCTACGATTTTGTCAGTCATTTTTTTCTAATTTTAAATTGGTTATTTTAAATATATCTTGTATGGGAACTAGTACTCCTTTAGAAAGATTATCATCTCCTCCATTACATTTCTTATTAGCTAAATAAGCAACTCTACATATTTCTTTAAGCCTCTCAACAGAAACTATTATAGCCACCTCCGATTTATCTATTTTATATATCCAATAAGTAGCTGTAGTTGTAGATATGCCAGATGGTTTGTTCCTGCATTCGTATTCTATAAATATATTTCCTGTTTTATGGGCAAGCCTATCTGTCTTTACTTCAACAAATTGTTTCCCATTGAATATCTCATTTACCCAGTCTTCTGCAACTTCCCCAACAGAAAGGTCATAAGTAAAACTTGAAGAATATTTCATATTTCTTTTTTTAAAAAGTCCATATTTCTTTTTGCTGTTGGCGGAATCTTGCTTACTACATCATCCAATCTTTCTACATCCCATCCTTTGCCATTCATTGGATTTCCGTATATTCTAATATCGTCACTATACAAATGTTTAATAACGCCCTTAGCAAATCTTACTACAAATACAGTATTCACATTCAACCCATAATCTATAATAAACATAGCCTCCCCATCTCCTAATGGAGTATGTACCTCTAAAGTTGGATTCAATTGTAACATCATAATTAAATTAGTTTAAGTTGGGTTACTAGGATTCGAACCTAGACAAACAGAATCAAAATCTGTTGTGCTACCTTTACACCATAACCCAATAATTAAAAATCATCCTGACACCAAATAGGAGTCTTTTCACCAACATAAGCACCTCTCATATTAAATTCAAAGTACTCTATAGCTTCATCTGGGGTCATCCAATCTTCTTTAGATAATTTATTAAGTATTTTTTTTACAGAATAGATAAGTCTTATATTACCATCCCATTGATAATCATATCCTAGTATACAATCATCGTATCCATCAGCCTTTAATATATCTGTGTCTGGGAATTGCTCAACAATGTCATTCAGTCTATTTCTTTTCATGTTTTAATGTTTTTACAAATATATAAAAATAATTTGAAAAAATCTTTTCTCCACTTCCCCTACTCTATCATCTCACTTATTCCCTATACCTATATATATAGAGAGACAACACCACTGCCACCACTTCCCCGACTTACTGCTCATCTACCTAGAGACATAGACCATCTGCCACCACTTCCCAAACCAACTTGATTCCCTCCCGATATATGTATAAAGGAATTACCCTAATGCGCACTACTTCCCCAACATAAGCAACATTTACTAACCAACCTTCCTTCCTATATAGACCAAAGGTCAGCAATCCTAATTTCAAATTTGAATATGAAAACGAAAAAATCAACCCCCATATCCATTTATTTTCCCGTTCCCCAAGCCGAGCGACACCCCCCAACTTTTGTCGCCAATACATAAGCCTCCAAAAATTCAATTTTTTTATTTTCCCAGACATACATATCTTTGAGTCTTCTCATAAAGCAGTTTTTAGTTTAATTTAGTTTTAGTGTTCAGCCTTCTATTCTCTATAGAGGGCTCTTTTTTTATGTGTCATATAAATCAAATTATTGTATGATTTTGTCACGTATAACGGATATTATCCGATAAATATGTTGAAAAATCACAACATATTATACATAATTGGTGGTTATGTTCACCAATCTTACACATTTAAATTATATTGTTTTACACTTTTTTGTTTGTATTTCGTGAACAGCGAACATAAATTCTAATGAATATGCACAATTGATTATTCGTTTTTGTATGAATTTGCATAAATAGATGTGCATTATCAAAACATTCCACTTTTGTAAGTTTTGACATTTCTGGAATTAAATCCAATAATTTTGCGATATTTCTGTATTGAGTAATTTTACTCAGCTTATTGAGTAATAAATTTATTACTTTTTATAAGCATACTTGTCAAGTTTTTTAGTTCAAATACTGGACACTTTTGGTACTTATAGTCTTTTGTTTGAAATAAAAATAAACCAAAAAAATTTTTACAGTTCCTATACATTACCTATATTTGCTCTAGCACCGCCATATTGGTTTTGTGGTAGAGACTGATATGGTGGTGACAACAACCTTAAAACGGTTAAAAGCCCCTTGTCATCTACCACCTTGGGGCTTATTTTTTTATGAACACTAAACTACTAGAAATTGGAGAGCCTATCTTCCAACAAATCAAACAGGCAATTTCAGAAGACAAGTATCAATTAGCTTGGAGCATTATCCAAACAACACCTCCCCCAGCAGAATGGGTTGTAGAACTTCCCTCTAAATCAAATAAAGGAGAAACATACAAGACTATTCCACTAGATATAATGGAAGGGGTCATGAAGGTTATATTTGAGGATGCTGGCATCAATAGCATATCTTCCCCAACAATAACTTCTGATAAGTCAGGCAGATTTGCAGTAACTGTAATAACAGAATACTCTTATAAGAACTTTAATAATAGATATTCAGTATTGCCTGGAATAGCTACTGTAGTATGCAATGATATGTCAATGCTTGAGCTAGCATCACCTAAGGCATCATCAATGGCTGTTAAAAACGCTATAAAGCAGCTAGGAGACCTTTTTGGCAAGAGCTTGAATAAGTCAGAGGATGAGATAGAAATTCCCGAACACAAGGAAGAAGAACAAATAACACCAGAGCAATTAGCCAACCAATTAGCTTCTTGCGAAACAATGGAAGACCTGAAGTCATATAGACTAGTTGTATATGCCAAGAATTCCCCAACAGAACTACAAGAGTTATACGAAACAAGATTACGTTCACTAAAAACTAAAAAATAAACTATGAAACAAGTAAACTGGGATGAGACCCTAATTAGATGTTCTTGCATAGGCAAGATAATGGCAGATGGTAAAGGTTCTGTACTTACAGAAAAGCAGGCAGAAAAGATTGTAGAATTGCAAAACAAAGAGTCACGAACTCCCAAGCAAGAAGAAGAACTTATATCCCTAATAGCAAAGAGAGATGCGCCACCAACATTAGGTGACAGCTGTACATCATATCTAAAAGAAGTATACGTATGGGAGAAGTATGGCAAAGAGCCTGTAGGAGGAGCTGAAAGAAGCAAGTATACAATGAAAGGCAAGCTCGTAGAAGAAGAATCAATCATGATGCTAAGCCGCATAGATTCCATGACATACTCAAAGAATGATAAGAGATATAGGAATCAATATCTAACAGGTGAACCAGACATAATAGTATCAAATGATAGTATTGCCCAAAAGATTATAGATATCAAATCTAGCTATGATTTTGCCACGTTATTAGCCAATGTAGGCTCTCCCTTGAATTCCCTCTACAGATATCAAGTACAAGGCTATATGGCTCTTACAGGGGCTACAGAAGCAGAAGTATGCTACTGCCTAGTAAATATGCCACAGGAGCTTATAAACTCAGAGAAGAAGCGTATATTCTATGCCCTAAATGCAGCTACAGAAGAGAGCCCAGAATACAAGAAACAGGTAGAGCGGTTAGAAAATAACATGACCTTTGACGAGATACCCATCCAAGAAAGAATAGTTCGATTTCCCGTACAAAGAGATGAAGAACTAATAAATAAGATATACAAACGTATAGAGGCATGCAGAGAGTGGCTTAAAGAATTTGATGGTAGATTGTACCGTTAATTCCCAAACATCCGTATATTTACGTATCAATTCGTATCACATGCAAGGACTTAAACATAAGGCAGAAGAACTTATTAAGCGTAAGGATGGCTCATATTCTAAAAGAGGACTATGGGACAACATTAGGGCTAATGCAGGCTCTGGTAAAAAGCCTACCAAAGAAATGCTTAAACAAGAAAAGAAAATTAAATCAGAAACAAAATGAGTTCACCAGCTTGGCAAAGGAAAGAAGGCAAGAATCCTGAAGGTGGCTTAAATGCCAAAGGAAGAGCCTCTTACAATAAAGAAACAGGAGGTCATCTTAAAGCTCCAGTAAAAGAAGGCACAAATCCAAGAAGAGTTGCATTCGCTGCAAGGTTTTCTGGTGTTCCAGGAGCTATGAAGAAACCTAATGGCGAACCTACAAGAAAAGCATTAGCATTAAAGGCATGGGGTTTTGGTTCAGTAGAAGCAGCAAGAAAGTTTGCTCAATTGCATAAAAAGAAATAATATGTAAAATGGAAAAAGAAAAAAGTGTAAAGTTAAATTCTGGAGGAGAAAAACATATTGTTTATAAGAATAAACAGACAGGAGAAATTATGGTTACCCATCCTGGAGTGGATAAAGGAAAATGGGACACTATTGACCTAACAGATAAGTCTGGAGCTAAGACAATAAAACAAGGAGTTAAATCGGTAAAGAAATGGCATAAGGAACATCCTTACAATATGGCTGACTTTTCACTAAATTCTTCAGCTAAAATAATTGAACAGTTTAAAAAGAAAAAATAGTCTATATTAATAAGTTTACATAACTTTGCATAAAAGTTAATAACTATGAATGATTTGGATAGGAGAGTTAGCCTTGTTCTTCACGAAGATATATTTGATGAAATATTGAAGTTATCTAAAAAAGAAAATAGGTCTCTTAATTTTACAATTTCAACATTGCTGCAAAAAGCTCTTAAAGAAAAAAATAGAAAGCGTGTTAAGAAAGAAAGTAGTATTCAACATCACGCCACAAACTAATGTAAGAGCAACTCAAGGTGATAGGATTCTTTTCAGGATACCTAGAGAAAAGTTACGCCCTGCTGGATTGAGCAGATTATTAAGACTTGAAAAATATAATGACTACAAAGTATCATTGTCTGCGCTTTCCAAACAGCACAAGTTTACGATACCAGAGCAGGGAGTCCATATTATATTCTACATCCCAGTACCCAAGACTTGGAAGAAATACAAGAAAGATGAAATGCACATGAAGCTGCATCAATCCAAACCAGATATTGATAATCTTGTTAAAGCTGTTTTTGATAGTTTGTTTTCAGAGGACAAATACATAGCCGACTTCAGAGCGACTAAGCGATGGGTAAATAAAGAAGAAGGATGGATAGAGTTTAAAACTGATTTACCAGAATACCCAAGCAGCGACAACCTTATCTAAGTAGCCTACCAAATACGGTAGGTTTTTTTGTGCTGTATCCCAAAGGCGATGCGTAGTTTGTGAGTATTATATAGTGATATTTGCAACAATGTTGCATTTATGCTGTAACTGATTGACAATCAATGCAGTTGCAATACATAATTTACTTGTAAATAATAAATTGCAACTGCATTGATTGTC